GTATGCGTCCGGCAGCTTAAATGAAACAGGCCAATTACAAAGCTCTGGTTTGTCATCCAGAGTACCAACGGGCGGTGGTACAGGGTTAAAAGCACAAACAGGTACTGTGTACTCTACGCCACTTGTACCTAGTGAAACCATGCGTTACAGCGATCAAGGACTGCAACCGGCCTATCAATCCGGTCAAAGCATGATTACACCTGCTGGATTGCCTACGGGTTCTCCTTACAGAGAGCAGACCAAGTTTGGCACACCGGCATTAAGTCGCACAGAAGAGAGTTTATTAAAAGAAGGTTTGGAGTTGGGTATTAGTGAATCTCTGGTGGATAGAGGTGGTCAGCCAACACAACAGCCTCAAACTGCTTATTTAGGAACTGGCAGCAGTGCGCCAGGTTCTCAGGCATTGGCGCAAGCCTTGCGAGTAGATTCCGGTACAGCCTTGTTCGGATCAGATAAAGAAGGTCAACGTAGACCCGTATGGAACGTGGAATCGTTGAAAGTAAAAGACGAGATGGGAGCATAAGATGGCAAAGCAGATTGCGCGGTTATTGAAGACGGACATAATGGCTGATCTGGATATGCCAGCACTTGCTCAGGTTCTTGCCTCTAAGGGCAGGAAGGGCGATACGATGCTTGCTCACATCACGCCACAAGAAGCGGCCTTGCTGAAAGCTAAAGGCGGCGCTGGAACCATGAATCCTGATACTGGGTTGCCAGAGTTTTATGATGACGACTTTAATTCTACTTACTTTAGATCCAGCCGCAGTGCAAATGTTGATCCTGACATAACGTCTGGAACTTATTACAGAAGTCCATCGGAGCCACAGACATTTGCTGTTCCAATGCCTGAGGTGGAAGCTATTGGTTCTGTACCTACAGATTATTCTGGCTATACAGGAAGAGGTCAGCGAGCAACAGCACAGGAATTTTATGGCGATTTAACCCCGCCAGATTTGCCTACGGGTGTCTACGATGGCAACAGATTAACTTCTGCGTATGCACAACCTAGCCCTGTGGCCTCTTCTTTGGCGCTTGAATTGCAGCGTCCAGACTATGCGCCAACTGCTCCAGAATTAGCGCCACAGCAACCTAGTTTCTTGCGGCGTACTGCTGATTACTTACAAAGGCCAGAAACCATGGAGAGGTTAGGCTTGGCTGGATTGCAAGCCTTGCCTGGCATACTGCAAGCAAGAGAAGCTAGAAAGCAAGGCCAACGTGCGAAAGAGGAAATGCAGCGTTTGGGAGCGCCTTACCAGCAGCAAGGTCAGGCGTTAATTCAACAAGCACAGCGTGGTGAGTTGACCGCACCTGCCCAACAACAGATACAAGCACTGCAAGCCCGTGCAGCACAGGGTGTAGCAGGTCGTGGTGGTGTGGGTGCAGAACAATCAGCCGCACAGGTTGAAGCCTTCCGTCAGCAACTGTTGCAAGGCCAGTACGACATGGGCTTGAAGGTGGCGAATATTGGTGATCAGATTGCAGCGGGTGCTATCCGTACAGGTTTGTCGGCAGATCAGTATGTCAATGAGTTGACTAATAATTACTTTAGCAACATGGCTAGAACACTGTACGGCACTCCGCAAACTCCGCAAGCTGGTCAAACTAACCCGCCGAGGTAATTATGGCAACAGGCTTTCCTCTCAGCATGAACGTCGGCGATCCAGTCGCCAGGGCAAAGGCGCGGCCTCCTGCTGCACCTAAAGCGTCTACGCCTAAAGCAGAAACACCTGCCGCACCCAAAGATGACTTAGCGTCGCGCTACACATCCATGATGGAAAAACCGCAAAGCGAATTAAAAGAAGCGGTTGAGAGCGAACAACGATTTGGCATGGCAAAAGAGCAAGACTTGGCTGCTAGGACTGCTGAGAAGGCAAGATCTCGCGCTACTGCTTTAGAGGCTGAGAAAACTGCCATTGAAGAATCTGGTGTCATGCAGCGTATGACGGACGTTGAAAAGAGGATGGAAACGCCGTTTACGCCGACTAAAGACAATGCAATGGATTTGGCAACCCTCTACAGCTTAATTGGTGTGGTGGGTTTTGCTATTGGTTCTGGTGGCAAAGGTAATGCTCTAACGGCTATGTCTGCCATGAATGGTATGGCACAAGGTTATCAACAAGGCCGTATGGATTTGTATGCCAGAGAGAAAGACCAGTTCGACACTAACCTAAAACAACTCAAGACTCGCGCAGATACGCTAGGTAAGGAGTTGGAGCGTATTACTAAATTAGCAGCGTATGACCGGCAGTCGGCTGAGTTGGAAGCGGACGCACTGTTTGCCGAGCAAGGCGCTAATTTCATGAAGGAATACACGGCAAAATATGGTTTGCCTAAGTCGCTAGAGTTGGCAAAACAGAATGTGCAGAGCGCCCAAAAGATCTTTGAGTTAAAAGAAAAGCAAGAAGCAGACGCTCAAAAACGTAGAGAAGAAAGAGCGTTTAGGATGCAAATGGCGCAGATGAACATTGATGCTAGAAAAGAGATAGCGTTAATGAAGGGTGGCGAAAAAGGCAGTCAGAAGCTAACAGAAAAAGACCGTTCGGCGCATCGTTTGCGCGAAAACTTAATTCCTGAGTTAGAAGAAGGTATTGACATTCTTGACCGTTTGAACCGAGAGGGTAAATGGACAAAGATGACTGCGGCACTAGGTGCTGATACGCGCCTAGCAGAACTTGCATTTAAGGATGATCCAGAAGCTCTAAAGCTGATTCGTACTTTTGCGTTCTTCCGTAGTAAAGAGTTTGAAACGGGTGGTAAAGCACTTACCAAAATGGAAGATCGCATTCTTGCGCCGTTATACAGAGCCGACTGGCGTGTTTATGAAGCGGTCAGAAATGCGATGGTTCAAGGCGTCAGTGAAATGTCGAAAGAGAAAGCGCGGTTAGAAGACCAATTCCCGCAGTTGGGTGGCGGCACTGATCGTCCAAGCGAAGTTCCAACGCCAAAGCCGATGCCAACTGGTGACAAGTTGAAGGCTTATGCAGACGCTAACTTTGGTGGCGATCAAACCAAAGCGCAAAACTTCTTACGCTCACAGGGGTTCCAATAATGAGTGTTGACATCAGCGATCTACCAAAACCGTCGCAAACGGACATTAGCGACCTGCCGACACCTAAATCGCCTTCAGCGCCTAAAGGTCAGACAACATCTCCTGAGAAGCCGTTTGGAGATCGTCTGAGAGATATTGGTGGCGCGACTGCATTTGGTACGGCTGCTGGTGCTTTCTCGCCGGAGATTGTTATGGGAACCGGCATGTTGCTTGAGAAGTTTCCTGGGTCGCCTCCACCTGTTAAAGCTGCTGGTAAGGCTATGCAAGCCGCTGTACCGTCAATGGAGGGCGCTAAAGGCCGTGCGTTAGGTGCTTTGTCTGGTGGCTTTGGTAGTTTGACTGGTGAAACGGCAGGTCAAACTGCTGAAGTGCTTGGCGCTCCACCTTGGGCAGCAGAAACCGCAAGATTCGTGGGCGGACTTGCGCCTGTAGAGTTTGTGACTAGCGCACCAAGAGCATTGCTGTCAGCAACTGGCAGGGCGTTGGGAATTCCAGGCGCTGGCATGGTGCGTGATGTTATGAAAGACGTTGGTGTTGCCAACCTGTCTGGTCAACAACGTGAATTGGTTTTGCAAAGAATTAACGAATTACGTCAGTCACCTTTTGCTACCGATGCTCAGAAAAAGATTTACGACACCATATCCGATTCTGTAAGGCAATCTAACAGCCTAGCAGAGGTGGAGGCCGATCTGGCGAGAAGAGCCGCCGAAATAGAAGCTAAGGGTGTTCGTAGTTCGGCAGAGCAAGTATCCAGAGAGGAGCGCGAGAGAGGTGTTAAGTTAGCCGGAACCAGAGCAGAATTAGAAGAAGCAAAGAGAACTCTAGTAGACAGGGCTAAGAGTGGGTTGCGGCAGGTAGGTGATGCCACCGTTGAACTGTCGCAAATGGGCAGAACCTTGCGCGACAGGATTTTGCAAAGGTTTGAAACTGGATCACTGGAAAGATCTGATGCCTACAAGAAGCAAAAGGCTTTGCGTGATCAGGATGTTGCCAATAAAGAAAGCAAAGGTATTTTTGTTGACTCAACGCCTGAATACAAAGAACTTCTAAAAGATTTAACAAGCAAGTTGTTAATTGGAAGGCAACCGCTTACCAAGAAAACCGCAGAAGTAACTGAGCCTGGTGTTGAATCAGCTTACAGAAAAATCTATGACGCGATTACAAACAAGCGCGTGATGATTGAAGGTTCGGCAGATGATGTTGCTAATTATGTTGCAGAACTCAAAGCAGCAGGTATTAGCGTAAGACAAGGCACAAATCCTAAAACTGGCGAACCTGTGTTTTATCGGGAATACAAAACATCATTTGATGCAATGGATGATGTTCGTCGTAAATTAGGTGACGCTGCTTTTGGCAAAGAGGCAGAAGGATATGAAGCACTTGGACAGAAAATAGCGCAGGAGTATTACGCCAAAATTAGCAATCTACAATCCAAGTTTGCTGGTCAATCGCATGATGTCTTGCAAAGCGAGTATGAGATTGCTTCTCGCTTGTTAGAGAAGTACAGGACTAAGGCGGGTGCTAAAGCGACTGCGCTAGACCGGATAGATCCTACTCAGTTCAAAGCAGACGCTAAGTCACTACCTGGAGCATTGTTCAACAGCCAACAGTCTGTGGCAGACGCTATTGCACTGACGGGTGATCGGAACTTGGTGGTGCAAGAAGCTAGAAACTATGTGGCTAGAACGATTGCCAACATGGATGCTAAGGCTGCAAAGAACTGGCTTACTAGCAAACAGAACTCCGATTGGTTGAGCGCGTTGCCGGAGGTTAGGACTGTGGCTGACAACTACGTCATGAACCTAGAACGTGCTGAAGGCATGGCTACGGGTGCTGGTAAGGTTGCGGCAAGAAAAGAAGCGTTAGAGCGTCAGGCTGGTAGAGAAGCTGGTAAGGCGCTGGAGATTGGTGAGAAAGAGGCTGGAAAACTGGTCACAGAAGGCGAGAAGGCCGCGACCAAGATTACGGATGCGGCAAGGAAGGAAGCCGACACGATCCTGAAAACCGCTGAACCTGCTGCCCGTGTGCAAGAGATCATTACGTCAGGTGATAGAACCTTGTGGGATCGGGTTGCGCCAGCTATTGCGGCTAGTCCCCAAGGTAAACAAGTCTTGGAACAGGCGATTCGTCAGACGATGGCTGACAGGGCGCAGCAGGGCGTGTTTGGCGCACAGCGTTTCTGGCAGACTAGCTTGAAGGATTCGTTAGCCAGGACTGGCCTGATGCCAGCGAACAAGATCAATGAGATCAGTCAGCAACTGGATGCTATTGCTAACTCGGCATTGCCAGAGCAACAAAAGCTAACGCTGTTTGGCAGAACGATCAGGAACATTATTGTGACCTTTGTAGCGCCAGCCACATATCGGGGTGGTATGTCTGCCTATGAAGCACTGACGGGTGCTGGCAAGCCAACATCGATGCAGCCAAGGAGATAAAGATGCCATTGACCAAAGGCTTTAGTAAGAAGACTATCAGCAAAAATATTCGTCGTGAGATGAAGCGTGGGAGGCCACAAAAGCAAGCTGTGGCTATTGCTTTGAGTGTTGCAAGAAAAGCAAAGAAAGGGAGAAAATGATGCGTAACCGTAGACCGCAGGAAGCCGGTGTGGGTGATGTCACGCCCCCGCCAACCATGATCAAGCCTATGCGTAAGATGAAGCGCCAAGAACAGGCGATGCAGAAGCGTAAAGCCAAGCGATGAGCAAGAAGCAGAAGGGGATAAATCCAGAACTAGAAACGGCAATCAATCAGTTGTTGAAATCGACAATGAGTGATCCGATGGCTAGTCTGACGGACAAAACCAAGATCCTGGACAGAGCGTTAAAACTTGAGCAACTAAAGGCAAGAATTACCGACGATGACTGGGGTACTGGCTTTGCTATGGATGATGATGAGTAGTATGATATGAGTATCCATTATTTAAGGGGATATTCGTATGGATGCTATTCAGTTGGTAAGGTTGGCTTTGAACGTCATCAGCGAGAGATTGTTGGTGATATTAGCGATGTGCCTGAATTTCGCTCTCGCTTGCTGGACAATGTGGGGATTACAGTGGGAGAGGCTGGTAGCGTTAGCGGTGTTTGCGCTGTTCAGCTTCCTTTTGATAAAGATGGAAAGGATCAAAGATGCGCGACAAGAAAGACCTAACTCTCAAGAGTAGCGTTCCAGGCGCGGAAGAGCTGAACTACAGCCAAAAATACGCGAAAGCAATCCGTCCTCAGAAACCATCTGATACGACAGAACGATATCAGAAGTGGCAACCAGGTCAAGTACCTATGGGTGGATTTCGTAGCGTCTTCTGCTTTGATGACAGCTACAACAGCAAACAAAGCCCGACTTCTGGCGGCGGCAAGAAGGTGTACTAATGGCTAACAACATTGCCTTTCAACCGATGGGCAACTGTGTCGTTGCGGTTGCTTCATCTGCAAATACTCAAGGGGCTGTGGTTTCTTTAACGGCTGTTAGTCCGGTTAATCAATACTTAGTGTTTAACACAAGTAAAGACTATCCCGTGTTTGTTGCTTATGGACAAACGGCAAATATTACAGCAACCATTCCAACTGCTAACGGCGCTCCAGTAGTAGCCATCCCGCCGTACAGTGAAAAGGTTTTTACAGGACCACAGGTTAGCTCAACCAAAACGGTCTATGTTCGTATTATTGCTCCCCACAACAATGCGGAGATATACATCACGCCAGGAGAAGGACTATGAGACAGTACATTCTTGATCGTGCAAAAGAGCCATCAACATGGCGCGGTGCTATTTTGTTTTTGACTGCTATGGGTGTGCCGATTGCTCCGGCTTTGGCAGAGCATATTGTGACTGTTGGTCTGGCGGTGGCTGGTATTGTCGGGATGGTCACTAAGGGATGATCAACAGCCGTAAGCTAGAGGATCTTCTGCCGCCTGTTAAGGTAAGGGTAGAGGAGTTTCTGGCTTCGGCAAGACTGGCAGGGATTGATCTGCTGGTCACAAGTACCTACCGCGATAATGCCTCACAAGACGCGCTGTATGCCCAAGGCAGGACTAAGCCAGGGAAGATAGTCACGAATGCGAAAGCTGGTCAGAGTTGGCATAACTATCGTTGTGCTGTTGACGTTGTACCTGTTGTGGCTGGTAAACCGAGATGGGATGTCAAAGACGCTGTTTGGCAAGAGGTTGGAAGGCTTGGCAAAGCAGCAGGACTAGAGTGGGCTGGTGACTGGAAACGCTTTCGGGAATACCCGCACTTCCAGTACACAGGTGGCCTGACATTAGCGCAGCTTCAGCAAGGAGCCAAAATTGCGTAAGAACGTCAAACTATCAGTCGGCAGAGGTGAAAAGCTGTCTGTCAAAGCAGGTAGCGGCTTAACCGCTAAAGGCAGAGCCAAGTACAACCGTGCTACCGGCAGCAACCTTAAAGCCCCCACCAAAGATACTTCTAACCCCCGTCATAAGTCTTTCTGCGCCCGTAGCCGTAACTGGACAGGTGAGCGCGGTAAAGCAGCCAGGAAGCGGTGGGGTTGCCGGTGAGCCATCCGGCGCAGATCGAATTCGTTGCCAGTCTTAAAGCGCAGTTTCCTGACTACTTTGTTCGTAAGAACGTGCTGGAAGTGGGCAGCCTAAACATCAATGGATCAATACGTCCCTTTTTTGAGCAATGTATCTATGTTGGCGTTGATCTTGGCGCAGGAGCCGATGTTGATGTGGTGGCTAGAGGAGAAGACCTCGCCTATCCTGATGGCAGTTTTGATGTTGTTGGTAGCTGTGAGTGCTTTGAGCATAATCCTGAGTGGGTAAAAACCTTTGCCAATATGATCAGGATGTCTTCTGGCCTGGTCTTCTTTAGCTGTGCGACCACTGGACGGGCAGAACACGGCACACGCCGCAGCAACCCGTATGATGCGCCCTTCTGCGGTGACTACTACCGCAACCTAACCGAGCAAGACTTCCGAGAAGCGTTTGACCTGTCAGAATTCCGACAGTATGCTTTCTCGACCAATGATCAGGCGCACGACCTTTACTTTTGGGGTGTCAAATGAAAGACGGACTCTACGCAAACATCCAAGCCAAGAGAGCAAGGATCAAGGCAGGTAGTGGTGAGAGGATGAGAGCGCCAGGAAGTAAAGGCGCTCCCACCGCAGCCGCTTTTAGGAAGTCAGCAAAAACAGCCAAAAGACGAACATCAAGATAAAGATTGTTAGTCCTGCTCCTGCCAGCATTCCTGCGATAAACAGGATACTCACTGGATAGAACTACCTGGCAGGTAGCCCCGTATCTTGTCCAGACTCCAATCTGTCGCATCATGTATCGCCAGCAGATAAGTTGGCGTAAACGTCATCTTCCCGTGCCGCAGTCTGCTCAGAACAGAAGGCGTGATTTCCAAAAACTCTGACAGTTGCCGATCATTCTTCAGACCAAACTCATCCTTGATGATGTCAAAGATGTCATTGTTTGGTGTCAGTGTTGTTTCCTCTGTCATGATTTCTCCTCAGGGTGCTGGTGCTAACGCACCTTCAAAAACATAGCTACCAACGTGCGCTAGATGCGCCCAAGGTGCTGCAAAGATCTGACCGCCATTCTCCCGCCAGATCCGGCAGAAGTGGTAGTCCTCTGACAGCAGACGGTTAGTTCCTGGTTCGATGCTGGTGGTGAAGAACTCTTTGATCTCATCATTCTTCATATTGCCAGCCAAGTCGGTAACGTCATTGGTGTAGGCCGGTACGACCTCTGACAGCTTCTCGAACACCTCTCGCTTGATCATCATGAAGCCTGTGCCGCCATTCCAGATTTCTACTGGTTGATCGATAGGAACAGTGACCTCACCCGCATAGCCCACTAGGTTCACCACAAAGCTACCTGTGTGGTACTTCAGTTGATCGTAGGCAACACCTGCGTCCATTGCTCTTTGTACGGTATTCCAGTTGATCTCTTTCTTAGGGTAGATACCGCAGATGATGTCCTTGTCTGCGTCCAGCATAGGAAAGACATCAGCCGGATTAAAGCGTATGTCAGCGTCGATAAAGAACAGGTGGGTGCAGTCAGTCTTTAGGAACTGGTGAACAAGTGCGTTCCTGGCGCGAGTAATCAGGCTTTCGTTGAAGATGAAAGACATCATGCTTGGCAGGTTCTGATCACGCATCATGTTGTTTAGTTGCAGCAGTGACTGCGTATAGAACCCAAAGCAAGATCCACCATACATCGGTGTGGCGATAAATACTTTTTTCATTTGTTCATCCTATAAAACCATTTGTCAGCACGGCGCTGGCAGTCAATGGAATAACCGTTCATTCTTAGTTCGCTAATGATGCTGTTGACAGCGCACACACCAGCCTTTTGAATAATCTCTAAGGTTGTGTGTTCACCGCCACCAGCAAGCAAGTTGTACACACGCTTAAGACGATCTGACTTCTCTAGGTTTGCTGCGTTCATAAAAATGACTCCTGAATCAAATTGATTTTTCTATCCCAAAAAACAATAGATTGGTTAGATTCAATTCTTTCTCTGATAATCATTGCTCTAGCCTCTTTTGTTGGTGGTGTGTAAGTTCCTTTCCAATGTGAATCAAGACCGATGTTTCTTCCTATGTTTGTGCTGTCAGCAGATGCAAATGGAAACTTTGAAAATATCTTTGGATCAAGCATTCTCAAACCATGAATTTTTGTACATGGTCTTCCAGACTTATCGCAAATAACATCCATTGCCTCCCTCATTCTTATCCACCAAGCATTCGTTCCTACTTGAGCGTAATCGCCAGAACTGCCCAAACAAATGCGAGGCCAGTTTGAAACAAGTCTATCTAGCCTTTCCAGGCTTTCATGTAAGTGCCAAACTGGAGCGCCAACATGAGGAGATTTCTTTGCCCAAGGCCACTTATCTAACAACGCATCATTGTCATCTTCATCACCATCAATGACATCAGGAATAACTGCAAAATCAAACGCTGGATAACGATGTAATTCAGAAACCCATTCGTAATACTCAGACCAGTCTGTGACTGGTTTTCCTGACCTCCATGCAGAAAATGCACCATTGTCTAAAGCAAAAGATTGTGCAACCTCTAAAGCAATCGTAAGTTGATCAGGATGTTTGAAAGATACGAACGCATGACCATTTGTAATTGCTCTAACCGCAGCAGTAGCTGGCGTTATTGGAAGCCCGTGATAATGAATCAAGATATATCCTCCACTCTTAAAACGTATCTGCCTTTAACATTCTTGCGCCAGCCG